GGACGGAGTCGTTTCCCGGCCCGCCGCCCTGGCATATCCGCTGCCGGACGACGCTGGTTCCTCTCGGCCGGCAGGACAACCCGGTCAGGGGCCAGACGTTCGGCAACCTGCTGGACTCCATGTCCGAGTCCCAGCAGAAGGAGATGCTCGGCCCCGGGAAGTTTGAACTATGGCGCAAGGGCGACATCGCGATGGCCGATCTCATCGACCAATCTGGTCGCCCGCTCACACTGGCCCAACTCCGCGAAAGGAGCACGTAAATGGCCCTGAAAAACACGCTTGACAAGCTCGAGGACGTGGATGAGAGATACCGCAGCTTCTACACCGAGAAGGACGGCAAGTTCGCCCTCGATCCGGCCCTCCGGGCAGATGCAGACCCCGACATCGACAAGCTGGCCGAGTTTCGAGAGAACAACAAGGCCCTCTACGACGCCAACGCTGCGAAGGACAAGGAGATCGCTGACCTGAAGGCGTCCGCAGCGCAAACAGCGGAGGAGCAGCACAAAGCCGCCGCCGCAGCTCGCAAGACAGACAGCGAGCGTATCGCGGATCTGGAGAAGGCCAACGCCTCGGCCCAGGAGGCAGCGGAGAAGTCGGCGCAGGAGGCGGAACGCACGAAATTGCGCTCCCTCATCCAGAGCACTGGCGCGGCGCAGGGGGTGGAAAAGACCGCCCTCGAGGACTTCGCCGACATCATGGTGGATCGGTTTTCTGCCGGGGAGGGCGGCAATTATACGCTGTCTCTGGGCGGGGACACTGTCATGTCGCCGGAAAAGGCGGGCAAGGTGGCCGACGTGGCCGAGGCTGTCGGCGTCTACCTGGGCACGGATGCCGGGAGGCACTGGCTCGCCCCGAGCGGAGGCGACGGCGCTGGCGGCGATGGAGGTGCCGGGGGTGGTGTCAGGACGATCTCGCGGGAGGAGGCCGAGACGAACTGGTCGAATTACGAGAAGGACATTGCCGCCGGGAAGGTCGTCGTTAAATAGACGCAGCCTCATATTGGTCTTTGAAGCGCGAAGATGCCCCTTCAGCACCGAAGATGCCCCTCTCGCAGGATAGGGCATCTTCGGCATCTTCGGAGGCCAAGGCGGTGAAAGGGCAAAGCCTCGATAGAACCGGGACACTCAGGCCGGGGCGCAGTCGCGCCTGGTGCACCATATACGTCACAGAAATCACAGAAAACACTCAGAGAGCCCTATTTCTGTGATTTCTGTGACGCCTTCTGTCCGAGGCAAAGCCCCCGATAGAACCCCGCCTCGCAGAAAGCCCTTGACGACGTAACACGGGCGCAGTATACTACGCCCCAGACACAGCAGGACCGCAAAAAAAGAACGAGGTGCCCTACCACCAAGTGATAGGGGCGTCTCGTTTTTTCTGTTTCGGTCAAAAGAACTCGCCACGTTGGAGCCTCGCTCGAGGCGAACGCTCCCTGCCCCCGAGGGGCGGTATACGGCGAGCCGAACCACTGCTTGATACAGTCCGTGCTGGCCGCTGACCCCCGAGGGGCTGGCGCCCTTGCCCGAGGCAAGCAGAGCCACGGCTCAACCGACACCGCAACCACTGCAGGGAGATCCAACCGTGGCTAACACGCTCAACATCCCCAAAATCATCGCTCGTGGTCTGCCCACGCTGCGCGAAAACGCCATCACCCCTCGCCTCATCACCGACTACAGCTTCATGCTGGGCGGCCCGGGGAGCAAGGGCAACGCCCTGACGATCCCGACCGGCGCCACGCAGGCGACGGCGACGATCACTCCGAGCAACACGCCCCCGTCCAATATCGACCATGCGGCAGGCAGCAAGACGCTGACGGTCGATACCCACGAGGGGACGTATTTCCATCTGACCGATCAGGAAACCACGCAGATCGACAAGGATCAGTCCTTCGTCCCTCTGCAGATGTCCGAGGCGTTCAAGTCGATTGCCAACAGCATCGACGCCAACGTGCTGGCGCTGTACAAGGATGTCTACGCTGCTTCGGGGACGTTCGGCACCACGCCGTTCGCCTCCAATCTGGCCGCGTGGACAGGGTCCGGTGCGCGTAAGCTCCTGATCGACCAGCTGTCACCGCTCGGCCCGTGGAACGTCGTGCTCGACCCGGCTGCAGAGGGCAACCTCATGGGGCTGAGTCAGGTGCAGGCGGCCAACACCCGCGGCGACGACACCACGATGAGAACCGGCCAGATCGGCAGCGTCCTGGGCGCGACCTGGCACGTCAACCAGAGCGTCCCGACGCATACCTGCGGGACACTGACCGACGGCACCGGGATGCTCGCCTTGGTGAACGACGCATCGTATACCGTGGGAGAAAGCACCGTCGACGTGGACGCCACATCTCTCAGTGGGGCTGTGGCAATCGGTGACATCTTCACCGTTGCCGGCGACACGCAGCAATATGTCATCACCGCCGTTGGGACGGCGTCTGGCAACGCGCTCGCGAGTATGGCCTTCACGCCGACCTCCCAGGTGGCATGGGCTGATAACGCGCAAGTGACGTTCAAGGACGGCGCCACCAGCAACCCCAACCACACGCCGAACCTGGCGTTCCACCCGGGTGCGTTCGGCATCGCCTTTGCCCGTCCCGAGGGCGAAAGCCTGAACCCTGCGAACGAGATGGTGGTGACCGACGAGGTCAGCGGCATCCCGATCCGGGTCAAGGTCACCGAGGAGTACTACCAGCGGACCTACCGTCTTGATGTGATGTACGGCGTCAAGACGATCCGGCCGGAGTATGCGGCCCGGATCGCTGGCTGAGTCTCCGCAACGGCGGCCAGTTGCTTTGAGGTTTAGCGAGGCGTGGGCCTGGGCGACATCTGAGAAGGAACCGTCCGAGACTCCGACCCACTGCGACCTGAGCGACCTCAAGCACTGGCGCGAGGTGTACCGGCAATCTACACCCGAGGGAGGGGCTACGGCCCCTCCCTCTTTACAGCAAGCCCGAAGGGAACCCCCATGACTGAGATGACCGATAACGTCCCCGCCACGGTGTTCGTGAGCGGCAACGACGGCAAGGCGAGCAAGATCCCCGCGACGGCGTACAACCCTGCCATCCACCGACCTGCCCGAGCCTGCCCAACCGTTGAGGTGCGTGACAAGAGGGCCAGGAAGGGCTCCGGGGCGTATGTCATCAACGCCGCGGACTTCGACGCAAAGCAGCATGTCCGAGCCAGCGAGGCTACCAGTGTCCAAAATCCCGATCAGTGAGGTAGTTCGCCGCTCTGACGGCGAACTGGTGAAGGTCAACACGCACGAGATCGACGGCAACGTCCACACGGTTCACAACATGAGCCGGGCACGAAGGGGCCGCCCTTCTCTCCGCTCGGCGCCCCGTGACCAGGGGACACCCTTTGAGTTTCGCGGACGAGTCGGATAATGGCGATCACCCTGTCAACAGACGGCTACTGCGAGGCTTCCGACGTTGCTGCTCTCCTGCAGTCGCTGACCATCGACGCCAGCTCCGACCCTTCGACGACCGAGGTCGAGGGGTTCATCACGGAGTATTTCGGTGAGCTGGGCGGGATGCTGGTGGGGGCAAACTACGTGCATCCGGTGAGTCAGTCCGGCGGCTCGCTCACCGTATCCGGCGGCGGGTCCATCGTGACCAAGGACGCCGCCTACGCCGGCAATACCTGGCTGACGTTTCAGGGCTCCGGCGGGACGATCTCAGGGATCGTGCGCCAGGGCGACTCCTTCACCCTCGGCGCCGCGCAGAGATACGGCGTGTTGCGATGGGCAGAGGTCAGCGATGCTGGCGACATGGCGGTGGAGTTCGCGCCCGGCCTCGAGGCAGACGCATCGGCAAGCAGCACAGTGACATACACCAGCGGGGCCGGGGCCGCTAACGTGCTGAAGCACCTCAACGCCCTGGGCGTGGCGGTCAAGACGGTCATGGCCGCGTATGGCCCCGACGCCGATGAGGCGATCCTCGGCCCTGTGAGGGACGAGCGGGACCGTTTGTACGGCGGCATCAAGGACCGCTCCATCATCCTGCTGGGGGCTGATCGTATGGACACGACCCGCACTGCGGGCACGGCGAAACTGATGAGATCATGACGACGAAGAAGAAAGCACCGGAAGCACCGGCCCCGGTATACTGCAGCCTGGGCGATCTGATCGGCACGCCTGACCCTCGCGGCGGCGTAGTCACCCGTGTCGTCGAGGCTGACAGCATCCAGATCGTCGCGGCGGCGGCAGCGGTAACGAAGGCCCTGTCCGGGCATCCTGATGCCACCGGCAAGGTCGCCCTCGTTGCCGCCCGGTGGGCAAACATCGCCGGAGCTGTTGATCTGATATGCCTGGGCGAGCCCGGCGAGGCCACTGACATGGCGATGTCTGCGCTGCTGCCGGTCAAGGACGAAGATGGCGCGTAATCCTCTGCTTTTCACCATCACTGGCGACGAGAAGCTCGAGCGGATGCTCGGCGTCTACGCCACGCGAATGCGGACTCCCTTCCGTCGCACAGACGCTGCGAGCCGTGTGATCCAGTACGTCAACGACGAGGCGATGCGGCAGATCACGCACGGGCAGCGCGGCGACTACAAGCCGCTGTCTCCCGCCTACAGGGCCTGGAAGTCGGCCCGGTATCCATCACGCCCGATACTGGTCATCACGGGCCGTACAGTGCGGTCGATGACGGACAAGTCGAGCCGCGACTTTTACCACCGGGTGCGCGGTCGTGGCCGCTCGCTGGAGGTTGGCACGAAATACTGGCTGGCCGCCGTACACCAGAAGGGAACCCGGTTCCCCTTGGGGAACCTGCCGGCGCGTCCGCTGTTCCGGTCCACGCGCCGGGTGGCCGAGCGGGTCTCTGAGATCGTGTCCGACGCCCTCGTTAAAGGGCTGTAGATGGCCGGCACTATCAACCCCGAGGACGCCCTCGTCGCCGTCAAGACGATCCTCGCGGCCGACCTGCCGGCGAAGCTCAACACGCTCGACACCGAGTACAGCGCCACGGGTGACGAGGTGCTGGCCGATGTGGCAAAATACTGGTTGGCGCCGCAGGAGCGATACCAGGGGCAGGATCTGCCGGCGCTGTTGCTGGTGGCGGTTGAAACAGAGTGGGACCAAGAGCGCGGCGAGCAGGAGGCAGTCTACCAGCACCGCCTCGCCCTTGAGTTGACCCTGCGCGGCAACAACCGCACGGCAACGTATGCGCCCGACGAATTGCTCACGGTGAAACTCCAGCGCACCGTGCGCGGCGTCATCGAAACGCTGGAGGCCAAACGGCAGTTGACGGTCAGCAGCACAAAGAACGCTGACTACCTTGCCTTCGAGAGTGTGGCATACAGCGAACTCGACGCCAGTGAGTCGCATCTCGAGAAACGGGCCGAGATGACCTTTCTCGTCCTCGTAACAGTGTAACAGGAGAAAGAGCCATGTCAGTCCAATACGGCGAGGAACAAGTCGGCTACGCCGTTGCAGAGTCCACATTCGGCGTCGCAGTCGTGCCGGCTGCAACCGATGCGTTCCGGGTCACGAGTTTCGACATCACGCCGAGTTTCGACCGGCCAGAGGTGCCGGAAACCACGAACACGCGCTCCTTGCAGGAGCGGATCGCCGGGCGGCGTTCGTGTACTTTTTCCATCTCGATGATTAACCGCCCGAGCGGCACGGCCGGGACGCCTCCCGACTACCACCTGCTGCTCAAGCACGCCTTCGGCACCTACGCCAACAGCGGGGGTGTTTCGGACACATATACGCCGCTGAAAGATCCCAGCGGCCTGTCGCTGTCAGGCTATCGGCTGCTCGAGGGCGTGATGGAGGGGTTCTATGGCGGCGTTGTGACAGATGTCACCTTCAGCTGGTCAGGCGACGACTTCGCGACCGTAACCTTCAACGGCGAGGCCAAGGACATGCTGTGGGCTGGCGTCAACCAGACCAACGGCTCAGGCTCATCGTCGCCGTCGCTGATCGTTGACGACGGCAGTTATTATAGCAAGTACGGCGTGATCGACATTGACAACGACGGATCGGCAAGGCAGATCACCGCCATCTCCAACGAAACGCTGACCATCGCCTCGTCCTCGTGGAGCGACGCTGACGCCATCGAGCCGTTCCTTCCTGCTCCCACCCTGGCGGGTTCGGGACTCTACGGCACGGACGGCACCCTGTCTATCGACGGCGGGTCTTCGGACATCAGCTCGCTCAACGGCTCTGTGACGCTGTCCACCGGGATCTCGCTGAATAACAGAAACTTCGGGACGACGACGGCTGACTCGGTCACGCTGCCTTCTGGTCGTCGTGTCACCGGCTCGCTGAGTTTCCTCGTCGAGGACAACGGCAACTTCTCGTCGATCCGCGGCGAGGCGTCTGAGGGAACTACCCAGGACATCGTTATCGACATCGGCACGACCGCTGGCTCTGTCTGCCAGCTTGATATGAGCCGTTGCGAGTTCGACAGTTCGCCGCTTTCCGGCGGCGCCGGGCTGATTGAAGTGACGGCCGGGTTCACCGGCTTGACCTCGTCGGCGACGGCGACCGAGGACGAGATCACGGTAGTCTACAAGTAGAGGCCCGACTTCTCTATTCGGGGGCGCCGCGAGCAATGGGCCGCTCCACGGGTGGCGGATTTTAGCTCCTTTCATCCCGCCGCCGCGGTGCCCCTCTTTCAAGAGCCCAAAAAGGAGGCGCACAGTGGAACTCGGAGGGATGACGGAGTTTCGACACGTCCCGCAGTTCAGGGGCAACCGGGATCTGCCGGAGGACAAGCAGGTGTCTGTGATGGTCAAGCGATTGACGGCCATCGACGTGCTGCAGGATCTGACGCCGGAGCAGTTATACAAATGGCGTGACGAGGCGTTCCATCGCTGGGCCGTCACCGAGAAGAAGGGCAACGAGGAGCGCGTGGTGGAGTTCGAGAAGGAAGCCGCCGGCCTCGAGATGGTGCCCACGGAGATGCTCACGGTGTTCCGGCGTGTCATCACCCACACGCACGGCTTCCGCAACATCTCCTGCGACGGCCGGGACGTGACCGACGCGGCAGAGATCTTCCTGCTGGCGCGGATTCCCGACAGCCTCGACCAGACCGACAACCTGCTGGTCGAGCTGTACAACGTGCTGCGCGACACCGCCAGCATGACGGACGACGAATTAAAAAACTGGTTGACGCCCTCCACTGGTGGCACTACCCCGCAGAGCACCAGTGCGACGGGTGCCGAGGGGGGCGCATCCCGACGCGGTGCGAAGGCAAAGGAGGCGCGACCCGCAAACTGAAGATCGGGGACCGGCTGTTCAACGGATGCCCGGGCCTGACGGTCAACAAGCTGAGTTGTGATATATGGCACGCCTTTTCTCTCGCATACAGTCGCGCCCCCGGGTTCTCCGGGTGGGCCTACACGCGACACCTGTCTTTTCAGGAAATGCTCGCCCTGCCCAACATGCTGGCGCAGGGCTTTCAGGTGTGCGAGGCCGAGCTGCCGGCCCTGCAGCAGGCGATAGCTGATGGCCGACCTGAGACAAAGAATAAAGGTCGAGGCCACCCTCAAGGACGGCGTCAGCCGGGGCCTTGAGGGCATACGCAAGTCGTCGGACAAATCCCTCGGAGACAAGACGGGTATAGCTGCCCACGCCGGCAAGGCGAAGCTGGCGATGGCTGGCCTTGCCACGGGCGTTGTGGCTGTCGGTGCAGCCATCCTCAAGGTGACGCTGGACGTGGCCCGCCACAACGACGAGATCGCCAAGATGTCGCTGCGGATCGGCGCCAGCACCGAGGCGCTGTCCCAGTACGAGTTCGTCGCCAAACGCTCGGGCGTGGAGTTTCGCACGCTGACGATGGGCTGGCAGCGCATGACCCGCCGTATCAGCGAGGCGGCGCAGGGCATGGGCGAAGCGCGGGGTGCATTAAAAGAGCTGAATCTCAGCGCCGCCGCCCTTAACAGCCTGGCCCCCGAGGATCAGTTCGAGGCCATCGCCGACGCCATGCAGGGCGTCAACGGCCAGGCCGACAAGGTCAGGCTGTCGATGAAGCTGTTCGACTCCGAGGGCGTAGCTCTTGTGCAGACGATGGAAGGCGGCGCGAAAGCCATCCGTGCCGTGCGCGAGGAGGCTCACAAATTCGGGCTGACACTTACACAGGAGGCCGCTGAGGCCGCTGTGGAATTTAACGACAGGCTCACCGATCTGACGGCGTCCTCGGACGCCCTCAAACTCTCGCTCGCCAAGACACTGATCCCGGCGTTCACGGATGTGGCTGGGGGTCTGCTGTCGATCAACGAGCTGCTCGCACAATCAACGAGCGGGTGGGACGCCTTGGCGAAGGCCGCAAAACTCGCTTCCAATATGATGCTTGGCGGCGGTGTTCTCGACCTGACGCCTGGTCAATACGCCAGGGTTCTAACCGCCAAGAACGAGGCCGAGGATGAGCTGCCTGGTCAAGGGCTCGATCACTGGGGCTCTATTAAAACCACCGGTAGGCCCGATTATCGGCTCGATCACTGGGGCTCTATTAAAACCAGCGGCGACTTTACGCCCACATCCTCGCCGACGCTCTTCGGCATGGATGCAGTCGAAGCGCAGCGGTCTTTACGTCCGAAGCCCGCGGTTGGCACCGGCCCAAGTCTCAGTAGCCTGGGCGTCAACGACATCCCGACGGTCGGCAACAGTATCCCGATCATGGGCGGCGCCGTGCGTGCTGGTGAGGTTGCGGGCTCAGGCTATGGGCTGGGATTCTCCCGCGGCCTCGAGGGCACCACGGGAGAACGCGCCGGGGCGCAGGGCGGGACGATCCTGAACATGTTGGCCTTCGGCAGGGCCACAGACTCCCAGGCTGTCATCGACCGCCTGTCCGACAAGTCTGGCGATCAGGCAGGCAAGCAGGTGCTGCAGGGCTGGCGCACTCGCATAGCGAAAGACGGCGATCAGGACATCGTCACGCCGTTTGGCGACGTTGCCACCACCGCGGGCGACCTCTTTGTCGGGAACCTTGAGACTTCCCTGACCCTCGGCCTGGCCGAGTTCATCCTCGAGGGTGATCTCAAGGGCGCGACAAAGACGTTCGGAGCAACGCTTGCCGCAGGCATGGTAGTGGACGCTGCCGCCGAATTATCAGAGGGAATCACCGAAAAGCTGGGCGATGCTTTCAAGGAGGGCGGCTTCGCCCGAGAGCATCTGATTTCTTCTGGTCAAGACATCGGCAAAGGCTTAAAGACCGGAGCCAACTTCGCCCTCGAGACGCTGCAGGTGCCGGACAGTTTCGCGGCGAGGTTTGGTGCAGAGGGATCGGTGGGCAAGGATGTTGCAGCCCGCTTCGGCAATGCTCTGGCTGGAGGGGTGGCGGCCGCCGCCATTGGCACGAAGCTCTTCGACGAGATCACCGCAAACGCAATGGCTATCGGCGGCGCCCTCGGTGGTGCTTTGGCAGGCCCGGTAGGCTCGATCATCGGCTCGATCACTGGGGCGGTAGCAAGTAAAATCCCGGTTCTCGGCGAGGCCATTGATGCCCTGTACGGCACCTCGGCGAAGAAGGAGACGAGAAACTTATTGACCGACGTGCGGGCCTTCGGCGGTGTCGAGGGGTACATCGAGCGCATTGGTGGCTTTGAGGGGGTTCGAGGCGATAGGGCCAGGCAGTTTCTCAACACTGACGAAGTTCAAAACGCTTTCCGCGATCTTGTCCGCGTGGAATCCGGCGCAACTCGGCAGCAAGCCGAGGACGTTGTAGCCCTAATGAAGTCTGCCGCAGCGCGTGCCGGCGCGAGGGCGAGGAAAGGGGCCGAGGGAGAGCGCGACAGGGCACAGATGATCTTTCCCGACAAGGCGGCATTTCTCTCCTCGGAGTCCATTAGAAGCTCTGTGTCGGAAATCCAAAACGTGCTGGCCGCAATCGGATTCACCGATGAGCAGATTGCCAATGTGCAGCTTGGCACGGGCGGCACCCCCCTGACGCTGCGCGAGATGCGACAGCGCACGCCGGTCCCAGACGAAGGAGAAGATGTTGGCGCCGATGTCGTCGAGAGGTGGTATAACAAGCCACGGTTGAGTGTTGGCGAAGGGATGCGGGCGTTTCAGGCCGGCAACTTCAGCGCCCGGGGCGAAGCGTTCGCGCACTTCTTGGCCGGCTACGACAGCCCGCTCGGCACCCAGAAGGGCAACAACATCATCGACCTCATCGCGTCGGGTGGCAACAACGAGAGCGCGAGGGATTACCTATCTCAGTTCTTTGACATCGTGGCGGCCCGCGGCTATCACGGCATGGTCAACCGCCCGACGACGATCCTGGCTGGCGACCGTGGCCCCGAGCGGGTGGACATCACACCCGGAGGTGCGGGCTTCATGGGCGGCGCCAGCGGCAGCCGGGGCACGGTGGTGCATTTCAACGTCAACGTCCAGGCGCTCGACCCTCGAGGCGTGCGCGAACTGATGGAAGGTGAAGTCGGCGACATGCTGATTGAGCGCATCCGCGCATCTTCTGAGCGTGGAGAAACTGTGATTTACTCTACTGGCGTGACCACGCCCCCGAGCGTGTGACATGGCCTTCCGCATCCTCTACGACCCGGCCTCAGATATTTCGACGGCTGTCATTTCGTCGAGCAGCGACGGCAC